AATATATCTGATGTGTCTTGTCCATTAATTACAGCAGACAATCCTCTGTCTACTATTCTACCAAATGGAGATTCTTCTAACCAACTGTTAAATCCTTCAAATCCTGTTTTACCACTACTTTCTGCTTTTTTAACCGGTGTATAAATTTTGTTAGTATTAGAACCTTCTGCTAATTCTGATACTAGTATACTGCTATCATCAAACATTTTATCCGTATTCATGTAACTGTCTACGCCTGTTTCTTTTCCACCTGTTTTAGGCTGTTGTGTTCTAGATCTTCCGTCTCCATCTTTTCCATTTAAAATACTTAACTTTGTATCATCTAAAGCAACTGGTTTTTTAATTGCCCCCATTCCAGGTAATTTAGCACCTGCCATATTTTCAAACCTTGCTAAATCTTGTTCACCTAAAGAAAAATTATATACATTAGTTGTAGTAAAGTTTTCATATTCAAAATCTATTTTAAAATCCATTAGTTCACTAGAGGAATAGTCTATACTACTTCCTGAAAATCCTTTCATCATAGGGTTGAACATTGAATATTGAACACCTTTGTCGCCATGATATAAAATTAGGTCTATTCTTTCAAAAAAGTTTTTAGTAACACCTAAATCTAATCCAAAATCATTACTACTCCATTGGAAGCCTTTACCATTAGTTTCGCCTTGAAGTCCAAAGTTTCCTGCTTGGTATCCTCCATGTGCGTCACCACCCATAAAAGATGTGTCTCGTGTGTCACCATCAAATTTATTTCTTGGGTTCATATAATGATATGAGTAGTATTTCATGAATAACGTTAACCATTCATTTTGTACTGTATCCATAACCGTCAGACTAATTGGACTATGATCTACTCCAATCTGTATAATTTTTTTACGATTAAATGAATTTTTAGTTTCTGTAGCGAACGTTACCTCAGGCAATGTTGCAGTTCTAACAAGAGAAGAAATTCTTGTTCTAAAAGAAGAAGTATCTTCCATCATGGAAATAAGTCTTCTATTAATAATGAAATTTACATACCCTTGAAATTGCTGTCTTGGTGGAGCAATGTCAGGTTTGTAATGTTCGGCATTACGGAAGTCCTTAAGAAAGAACTTCCGATTATTACCTGATTTGAAAAACTCCATTAAGGATTACTCCTTAACCTAATGTTCCTGTGCCTGTGCTCACTGTTTCTGGGAATGGGTTACCACTTACAGTTCTACCGTTAATGTCATTATCACCTTCAAAGTGGATTGCATTATCGTATCTAACCTGTAGAGTAATCTGTACGGCGTCACTCGCACTATAATCCGTTTCACTGTAATCAACGTTAGTTAAAAAACATCCTTCAAGGAACCAAACTTCAGTAGCACCTGCATTAACACCGTCAAGTATTTCTACCTGCATGTCAAATTTATAGTCACTACCAGACGCTGGTGTTGATTGTTGGAAATGATTTAACTGTCTTTGCACCTGAGCACCAACTTGTTTTGCTACTTGGTTAGTGATATCATCACGAATAGTAACATTAATTTGTTCCCAAGTATGTTTACCTTGTACATAAATTTTTGAGTTATAACTATCTATTACCTGCTCTTCATAAGAGATCTTTGGTCTAGATACTGATTGGATGTTTTGTGTTAAAACTTTAGTTTCTGCACTTCCACCAAAATTGTTTAAAAAACTAACTCTAAATCTATATTTTAGTTTAGGCATTAAAACGCCTGAACCGGTATTTCCTGTTACTGGAACACCAAATTTGCTTTTAGTTTCTGTTGTTGCACTTGATACTGCCATATTGTTCTCCTAACGAACTTTTATATACGAATATTTATCACTTTGACCCAAAAAAGGTTAACTGCGTATATAATTTATTCACAAAAAAGGGCAGTAAATACCGCCCTTTTTATAGTTTAAGTTAAAACTTAACCTGTTTGTCCCAATGTATTTTGGATTCTAATTGGAATGTATATAAACTCTACTGCTTTAACAGGCTGTATCGCTATGTCAATATGCAATTCGTTTCTATCAATTCTTGCCGCTGTATTGTTTGTTGTGTCACAAACTGTAACAAAGTCAAACAATCCACGTTGAGAAACAAGTTCACCAAGTAGTCTATCAACAACTACTTTAGCATTTGATCTTGTTACTTCATCGTTTGGTTCAAACAAGAATGGCTTAACTGCGTCGTCTAACTGTTCACGTAGATAAACAACAAGTCTAGCAACATTTACTCTATCCAATGCACTTGAAACTGAGTTTAAAGTCTTTTGACCAAATACTGCAATTCCTCTGCCTGGGAAGTTTCCAATAGGGTTAATCTTGTTAGTGTAAAGACTATCTCTTTGTCCTTCACTTAAAGCAACTGCTACAAATTCGCTAGTTGTTGCGTCAAGATAACCTGTTCCAGAAGCATTACTTACTAATCCTCTTTGGAATCCTGCTGGTGCAAACCATGGGAAAGCCACCTGATCGTTAAATGCTAATGTTCTCAATGCCATATGTGAAGCAGGAACCATAACACTTGAACCGTCTAGATTACTTGATAAACCATGTGGATAGTAAACAGCCGCATATGGTGAATTAGTAACTAAACCGTCTTCTCCATTTTCAGTTGTAACTGCATTGTTATTAATCCAGTTTGAAGTACTTGTTGCGTCTGCGGCCAATCTTAATGGTGCATCTATAACACTAAATACTGTATTCTTACGATCTGTACCAAGTGATACCATCTCATCTGCTAGTTCAGGATACCCTGGAACTGCTACAATATTGAAACGGTTTGTTTCGTTTCTGATATCTTGGTTTGCAGTAAGAGCCGCCTGAAGTGCTGTTACAACAACTTTTCTCTGTGCCTTTCTCAACATGTGAGGTGAGCCATCTGCTTTATTACCGCTGTAGTCTTTCCATAGTCCAGAAGCACTATCGTATTTCTTGACATTACCGCCACTTGCCATTTTGTTCCATGCTAAGATGTTACTTGGATATAGTGTAGGTGATGGAAGGCCATTTGCTTCACTAATTAATGCACCGGCTTTTGTTGCTCTAAAGTCACCAAATACTATACCTGCTGGTGTAAGTTGATCTGAATTGTCAACTAATACCCATTCATTTGCAGAACTATATTTGTAAATTTTAGGATAGTTTTCTAAATCACTACCGTCAATCCACAAATCGTTAACCTGTAAAGAAGTACCGTCTGCTTGTTTTGTAGGTTGTGTAGAAGTAACTTGTACATCACCTGTATAAGTTGCCCAAGAACCTGCATTATTATAAAGAATATCAACTGTGCTTGTACTTACAGTTGCGTCATACCATAGCATTCCTTCTGCTAAGTCACCAGTTAATTCTGTTGCTTTTGCAGTGAAACTTAATGCTTCAAAGTTACTGTAAGGAACATCTGCAGTTAGGTTAAGTTGTGCAGGACCGAATCCAGCAACGTTACCTGCCATAAGCAAAATATCTTTACCATCACTATTATAAATGTTTAACTTACCATTATTATTAGAAGCAATAACATTTGCTGAGTTAGTTGCATCACCGGCCGCCGCTAGTGCTGTATTGATATCAATAACCATGTCATCAACACTTGCATTACCATTTGCATCTGTATCAGTTGTAAATGTTATATCAACGTTTGAACCGTCATTAACTTTCATAATCAAACTAACTTTAGTCGCATGTGATGAAATAACAACTTCAGAACCGTCTAATGCCGCTGTACTTTCTGCACTAATAGTGCTATTACCGTTATGTCTTTTAGGTGTAAACCATGCATAGTCGTTGTCTTGTCCAACACCTGCAACATCTACAAATAGATCTCCAGCAACTGGGCTAGGACCATGAAAACTAGTACCATATGCATCTGACATGCTTTTTCTTGCATATACAGTCTGGTCTGTAAATAAACCAGTGTTGCTATTGTATAGTTTAACTTTAAAATCGGTACCATTACTTAATGAATTCTGTTGTAAGAATACATCGCCTGCTACTAGTGAACCACCACCTTGTCTTGTGGAAGGTAAATCACTGTGATCACCTATTTGGAAATCTGCTGAAGAAGTTCTAGTTCCCCAACCTGAATCACCAATTACGTCCCAAGTAGTGTCATTAGTTTTTTGGTAAACTTTAATGTCTGACTTTGTAGCACCTGCTGTTGTAAAATATACAACTGCAAAGTCATCTTTCATACCGTATGATGCTTTTGGGATATCTCCAACGGTAAGATCTGTACTTGCTGGAACTTTGACTGTTTGTTTTACCCATGCAGAACCGTCCCATTTTTTAACACCAATTACTGATGTTGATGTATCTAACCAGTAACTACCGTTAGCAGGTTTAGATGTAGGTGCAGTTGCAGATGGTGTTAAGTCATTTAAATCAACGTCTGCTCTTAAAACGTATGCACTATTGGCTATACCCAAGAAACTGTATGCTGATAAAAGACCGTATTCATTCTGTTCGCTACCGTGTAATTGTGTTAATCCGCTTGATTTAAATTCTGGATTACCATAATTTTGTAGTAACTCTCTTTGGCTAGAAACTTGATAAAGTTTTCCGGCTGTTGCTGAAGTTGTATATGCTGATATACCTGAACCGTCTGGACTTGTTTTGTCCTGTGCCGTAGCAATAACGATTAAAGGTACACTTCCAGCACCAGCAGGAGCATAAAAACTCTCGTCTGATACTGTTACACTTACTCCAGGTGATGATAATGTTGCCATTTTATTCTCCTATTATGTATTGTACAATACTGTCGTATTACCTTTATTTATCAAAATAATGAATTATACTGTATTTACGGAATTGCTAGGTATTAGCAGGTATTATACAATGTGTAGGATATCTTTAAATTCGCCTGTTTTCCAGTTTCGTATTTCTTCTACTTGCTTGGCTAGATCTTCGAGGGTTCCATTATTGTTTATAATGTAGTCAACTGGGTAGCCTGCCCAATTCCATTCACTTTCATGAACGTCTCTGTATTTTGTTGTCATTATTTTTCTACTAACAACGTTTTCGTGTGCCGTTTTTGCTACTTCAAACCATTCAGGTAACTCTCCACGTTGCACCCAAATAACTACACCACCCATTTCTTTTATAAGATCTAATTCGTTTCTAAATCTTGCATCACTAACAACTACACAAGGAGCATTTTCATCCTGCTTTCTTATTCTATATTCTAAACTACTAAGCCAAATGTCTTGATCAAAATGGTTTCTAAGTACTTCTGTACCTAATAGTTGTAATGCTAGTCTTGGTGTAAAGTTTGGAACGCCTAATTTTCTAGTCCAGAACATGTCAGGTGTTTCTCTAAAATCTCTGCTTTCAACAGTATCGCCTTCCAGCATGTATCTTTCCCAACCAAAAATACTGGAACATAAATCTTTTAAAGGGGCGGCGAAACTATCATGAGTACATCCACGTTCTACAAACATATTAGCAACTGTATCTTTGCCACTGCCTATAAAACCGCAAATGCCTATTATCATTATCCTATCACAAATCCTAGAGGGGTATTACCCTCTTCATAATTATGTATACTATCTTTTAGTGTTTGCATTTCTGTTTGGGCTTCATTTTTAAGAGCATCACCATTTAATTGTATGGCTCCTCCTGCTCCTGGAAGACCGGAAGCATATTTACTTCTTGCTTCACCTAACATCATTTTACTCATTGCTAGAGAATAAGAACCTAACCAATTGCTGGAATAGACATCTTTTAGCAAAATACTTTCAGGAATAAAATTATATACGCAAA